TTCAAATGCTGTAGGTGGTCAGATCAACGTGGACAACCGTTATCAGACTGTCACGCTTTCGAGCGTTGTCGGTGTGAGCGTTGGCGATGCCTTCAGCATCGACGGTATCGAAGCGGTACAGCACATCACCAAGGGTTCGACCGGCCAGCCGAAGACCTTCCGCGTTGTCGCCCTTGCTGGTGGTAACGATGTGGTCATCTCGCCGCCGATCATCTCGGCTTCGTCGATTCCGACCGATGCGGAGCTTCAGTACAAGAACTGCGAACTGGTTGCGACCAACGCAGCCGCTCCGATCACCTTCCTGAACACCGCTGATGCCAACATCAACGTGTTCTGGCAGAAGGATGCTCTTGAACTGCTTCCGGGTCGCTATGCGGTTCCCTCGGACGCTGGCACCGCTGTGATGCGCGCCTCGACCGATCAGGGCATCGAACTGGTGATGCAGAAGTTCTACGACATCGACAGCATGACGATCAAGTATCGTCTCGACACGCTGTTCGGCGTTGTGAACAAGCAGCCCGAAATGAGCGGCATCCTGCTGTTCGACCAGTAAGCGTATGGGGCGGGGGGAGATTTGGGTCTCCCCCCAAACCTTTTAAGGAATGAGCCATGCCGTTGAAGAAGGGTTACAGCCGAGACACCATCGGCAAGAACGTCAAGATGGAAGAGAAGGCTGGACGCCCGCGCAAGCAAGCTGTCGCCATCGCTCTTAACGTCGCCCGCAAGGCTGCGATGAAGGCGGGCAAGCCGAGCAAGGCTCCCAAGAGAAAGAAGAAGTAATGCACTTCCCCGCACCTCTTTACCGCACCCCCGGCCCGTATCGTAAGGGCAAAGGGAAGAAGACCTACAAGGTCTGCGGTGCCAAAGATCAGGCGCACTATGATGCGCTGCTCGCTAATGGCTGGTTCCCGTCCTATGAGGAGGCGGTTGCTGGCAAGCGTGCCGAAGAAATCATCGAAGCCGCTGAGGCTTTTGAGGAAGCCGTTGACGAGGTTTCTGGCCCGACCCGCGAGGAACTTGAGCAGAAGGCTGAAGAACTGGGCGTCGGCTTTAACAAGCGCACCAGTGACCGTAAGCTGGCCGAGCGCATCGCTGAGGCTCTGGAGGGCTAATCATGGGTTACACCAAGCGCCAGTTTGTTACCGCTGCCTTCGAGGAAATCGGGCTAGCGGATTATGTGTTCGATCTCTCGCCTGAGCAGCTTGAGAGCGCATTGCGGCGCTTGGATGCCATGTTGATGGAATGGAACGCCAAGGGCATCCGCCTTGGCTATGCTTCCGCCAGCAGCCCGCAGGACAGCGATCTCGACACGGAAACCAACGTGCCTGACAGCGCATGGGAAGCGGTGATTACTAATCTCGCTGTTCGTATTGCGCCGGGTTACGGCAAGACCGTATCGCCTGACACCAAGATGGTCGCCAAGCAGGGCTACAACACGCTCTTGCAGCGCGCCACCTTCCCGCTTGAGCAGCAGCTTCCTGAGACCATGCCGTCCGGTGCTGGCAATAAGCCTTGGTGGTATGATAATCCGTTCCTTCAGAGGCCCGTCGATCCCGTCGACGCTGGTTCTGATGGCCCTATCGAGTGGAGTTAAGCAATGCCGACAATTAACCAGCTTCCTCTCATCACGCAGCTTTCGGGCGGTGATAACGTGGTTCTGTGGGTTCCCAATCAGGGGGACAGCCGCCGCGCCTCAATCACCACGCTGATCCAGTACATCGAAGATAACTTCGGCGGGATTGTCTGCACCTCGGTTCGCACGCAGCCGACCACCTTTGCGCAGCTTCCGAATGCTGTGGGCAACGCTGGCGCTCGTGCCTTCATCACTGATTGCACCGTGACCACGTTCGGCACGGCTGCGGCTGGTGGCAGCAACAACCAAGTGCCGGTCTATAGCGACGGCGCTGTGTGGCGGGTCGGCTGATGAAAAAGGAAAAGCCGGTCTGGGAAAAGAAGAACCCAGTCAAGAAGTCCAAGCCACTGTCCAAGAAGCGCAAGGCTTCTGCCAAGGCGATGGCGAAGGCTGCTGGCCGACCCTATCCGAACCTCGTCGATAATATGCGGGCTGCGAGGAAGAAGTGAAGAAAGACCCGCGCCTCGCAAGGGCTGGTGTAACGGCTTACAACAAGCCCAAGCGCACGCCTAGCCATCCGAAGAAGTCTCACGTTGTTGTCGCTAAGGAAGGCGACAAGGTGAAGACCATTCGGTTCGGTGAGCAAGGCGCAAAGACCGCTGGAAAGCCCAAGGCTGGCGAAAGCGAAGCGATGAAGAAAAAGCGGGCAAGCTTCAAGGCTCGCCACGCAAAGAACATTGCCAAGGGTAAGATGAGCGCGGCTTTCTGGGCTGACAAGGTGAAGTGGTAAGATGGTTCAAATACCCATCATCAACGGGATATATACGGATAGCTCGCCGGATTTCCGGACATCCTATCCGGTAAATCTCGTGCCTGTCCCAAAGGCCAATGGCATCTCGGAGGGCTATCTGCGGCCTGCCGATGGTCTGGTAGCGAACGGCACTGGCCCCGGCACAGATCGCGGCGGCATCAACTGGAACAACGTCTGCTATCGGGTGATGGGTTCCAAGCTTGTCAGCGTGTCCTCCACTGGCGTTATCACCATTCTGGGGGACGTTGGCGACGACGGGCGGCTTGTGACGCTGGATTACAGCTTTGACCGCCTTGCTATCGCGTCCAATGGCAACCTGTTCTACTGGTCGCCCTCGCTTGGCTTGATCCAAGTCACCGACCCCGATCTTGGCGTTGTGCTGGATGTGGTGTGGGTGGATGGCTACTTCATGACCACGGACGGCGAGTTCCTAGTCGTGACGGAGCTTAGTGATCCGACGCAGGTGAACCCGCTTAAGTACGGTTCGTCCGAAGCAGACCCCGATCCGGTCAAGGCGCTGCTGAAGCTTCGCAACGAGGTCTATGCGCTCAACCGTCACACCATCGAAGTGTTCGACAACGTGGGCGGGGATCTGTTCCCGTTCCAGCGCATCGAGGGCGCTCAGATCGAGAAGGGCGTGATCGGCACGCACGGTTGCTGTAACTTCCTTGAGAGCATCGCCTTCCTTGGCGGTGGGTTTAACGAGGCACCCGGCATTTACGTCGGCGTAAACGCTCAGGCCAATAAGATCAGCACTCAAGAAATTGATATGCTGCTGCTGAACTATACCGAGGCCCAGTTGGAGCAGGTCAAGCTTGAGGCCCGCAACGATAGAACCCACCAGCATCTGTACGTACATTTGCCGGACAAGACGTTGGTGTTTGACGCTGCGGCCAGTCAGGAACTCGGCCAGCCGGTGTGGTTTCTCCTGACGAGCAGCCTCGTCGGCTTCAGCAAGTTCCGCGCTCAGAATTTCGTCTGGTGCTATGATCGGTGGCTGGTTGGCGATCCGGTGACTTCCAATGTCGGCTACTTCGTGAACAACGTCTCAACGCACTACGGCATGAAGGTGCGCTGGGAGTTTGCGACCACGATCATTTACAACGAGGGGCGCGGGGCAATCGTCACCAACCTTGAACTGGTTGGGCTGACGGGTTCGGTTGCGTTTGGCTTAGATCCGACGATCAACACATCCTACTCCACGGATGGGCAGAACTGGAGCCAGCAAAAGATCATTAAAGCTGGCAAGCTTGGGGAACGAGCCAAGCGTCTGGTGTGGTTCCAGCAGGGATGGATGCGCAACTGGCGTATTCAACGCTTCCAAGGCACGAGCGATGCCCACATTGCTGTAGCGCGCCTTGAGGCGCAGATCGAGCCGTTGGCGTTCTGATGGCCCGCACTCCCGTCAAACTTGGTCTATCACGCGACCAGCTCGGTTCCTTTTTGCAGGACTTCGAGCAGATCAAGCAGTTTGAGAAACTGTTTGGCACGGTCGATACGATTGAGAACGTCGAGCTTAATGACGTTCGGCTTGCGTCTGACGGTGCTTTGGCGACTGCCAACGAGGCGCTTGCGTCCATCTCGCGGATCGAGCAACTCCTGCAATTGCTGGCGACTGCTTCGGTTCCTGAGAACAACAACTCGGTAGCCACGGATTACATCGACTTCCACCGCAATGCGCCTTTCGTGGATGCTGACGGCAGGGCTGGATGGAACCTGTTGGATGATACGCTGAACATCGGACACGCGGATGGCGTGGTGCAGCAGGTCGGCCAAGAGACCTATATGCGGGTCATCAACAACACGGGCGTGACGATCCCGGATGGCTCGGCAGTCGGCTTTGCTGGCGTGAACGGCCTCCAGCGTATCGAGGCTGCGCCTTACCTTGCGGACGGCAGCGCACCGAACCTGTATTTCTTGGGTATCCTTACGCAGACGCTAGATGATGGCGAAGTTGGCTTTGTCACGATGTATGGGCGCGTGAGGGGCATTGACACGACCGGCACGCCTGTGGGCGAGGTTTGGAACGTGGGCGATCTGCTGTGGGCCAGTCCGTCCACGGCTGGCGCGCTGACCAAGGTCAAGCCGACCGCGCCCGATAACGTCATCTCGGTGGCTGCGGTGCTGGATGTGGACGCAACGGACGGGCAGATTATGGTGCGCCCGACAGTCACCGAAGACAAGTACTACGGCGAGTTCACCAACACGACCGGCGCAACGCCTCTGGCGGCAGATACTGCCTACGCGATGGAGTGGGACAACGTCGAGATCGCCAAGGGTGTGACCATCGGCGGCGCGAACGACACGGAAGTCACCGTAACCGAAGCTGGGCTGTATCAATTTGATGTGCGCGTGCAGTTTGAGTCGGGCAGTTCAAACACCAAAATTGCATGGGTGTGGTATCGCCTCAACGGCACTACAGACTATGCAAACAGTTCCGCTCTCGGGTCACTGAGCGACAATGACGGTTTTCTGGTGATGTCCAACAATGAGGTGTTTTCGCTGGCGGCGGGCGACTTCATTGAAATCATGTGGGCCGTTGATGATACCGATTTGGAGCCGGTCGCTGTGGCGGCCACGGCGTTTGCTCCTTCCGCGCCTTGTGCGCTATTGAGCG